TAACCTAGACGGATCATTACCAGTATCAGGTGGAGGTTATTACGGATATACCGTAGACCTCGACGGAGTAGTGCGTAATGAATATGAGTTAATTTCTCGTTATAGAGAAATGGTTTTGCAACCAGAATGTGATAGCGCAGTTGACGATATCGTCAATGAGACTATCTGTGGAAATTTTGATGACGTACCTGTAGAGGTTGAATTATCAAACTTAAAAGAGTCTGACAAAATTAAGAAAATGATTCGTGAAGAGTTTCACGAGATCCTTCGTCTTCTTGATTTTGAAAACAGATCGTATGAGATCTTCCGCCGCTGGTATGTCGATGGAAGACTTTTTTATCATAAGGTCATCGATCCACAAAATCCTAGCGGTGGTCTAATTGATCTTCGCTATATTGATCCTCGCAAGATCAGAAAGGTTAGTGAGCACGACACTAAGAGACCTGAGCAAATGCGTCAGATGGGTGTCAATGAAGCACTGACAACAAAGGCAGCAGAATATTTTGTTTATGATCCAAAGGGTCTAAAAAATTCTGCTACTAATGCAGGCATGAAGATTGCACCAGATTCTATCTGCTATGTGCATAGTGGCATCATGGATCTCAACAAAAACATGGTGCTTTCACATCTCCACAAAGCAATCAAAGCGGTAAACCAACTCCGCATGATTGAAGACTCTCTGGTTATCTACCGTTTGAGTAGAGCACCTGAGCGTCGTATCTTCTACATCGACGTTGGCAATCTTCCCAAGAATAAGGCAGAGCAATATCTGCGCGAAGTCATGGGTCGCTATCGTAACAAACTTGTATACGATGCTAACACTGGTGAGATTAAGGATGATAAGAAGTTTATGTCCATGTTGGAAGACTTCTGGCTTCCTCGTCGTGAAGGTGGTAGAGGTACTGAAATTACCACACTTCCTGGTGGTCAAAATCTCGGTGAATTAGAAGACGTTAAGTATTTCCAAAAGAAACTATACAAGGCACTCAACGTACCTTCCTCTCGTTTGGAAACAGAGACCACCTTTAACATCGGCCGTGCTGCAGAAATTACCCGCGACGAAGTTAAATTCCAAAAGTTTGTTGCTCGTCTTCGCAAACGTTTTTCTGAATTATTTACAGATCTTCTCAAGACCCAACTAGTACTCAAGGGCGTTGTTTCCCTTGAAGAATGGGAAGACATGAAGGAGCATATTCAATTCGATTATGTTGCTGATAACTATTTCTCTGAATTAAAGGAGATTGAAATCCGCAACGAAAGAATGAATCAAGTTGCCACAATGGACCAATTTGTTGGCAAATACTTCTCTCTTGAATATATGCGCCGTCAGGTACTTAAGCAAACCGAAGCGGAGATTAAGGAAATTGATAAACAGATTAAGGATGAGATGGCCGCAGGTCTTATACTTGATCCAGCAGCGGCGATGGATCCCGCTATGGCTGCTGGCAATGAGGGTGGAATGCCCCCAGAGGCAGGAGCTCCCGCGCCCGTAGAGGGTCCTGATGCTAATGACCAGCAACAGGGAGAAATTTAATTCATAAATAACTCTATATAATTAGGATTTATTATGCCTTCCGAATACGCGAAAGAAATTGTTGATAGAATTTTTAGTGACTCTAAACAAGACGCTATCGATTCTGTTAATGATGCACTTGCATCCAAGACTATGGATTTAATTCAAGCAAAAAAACTTGAATTTGCTAAATCAATGGGGTTTGACTTAGATCAAACAGGTCAAGAAGCGGCAGATGAATTGGAGCTGCCCGATGGGTCTGAAGGTCCAGTTGATTATGAAATTGACGGAAGAATGCCTCATGATCCTCCCAAGGGAGAAGAGGTAGAAATCGAAACAACTGAAGAAACCCCAGAAACAGAAGAGGATTACGAAGATGAAACTTATCAGTGAAGAAGTAACGCAGGTAGAATTCATTGCCGAAGAAGTAAATGGTAAGAAAAACCACTTCATCGAAGGTGTTTTCCTGCAAGCGGAAGTAAAAAACCGCAACGGCAGAATGTACCCTGTAAAAACTCTCGCTAGAGAAGTTACTAAATACGATGAGAACTACATTCAAAAAGGGCGTGCCCTTGGAGAATTAGGTCACCCCGATGGTCCTTCTATCAATCTCGATAGAGTATCTCACCGTATTATCTCTCTTCAACAAGAAGGTAATAACTTCATTGGTAAAGCAAAAATCTTAGATACCCCTATGGGTAACATCGCCAAAAACCTTTTAGATGAAGGTGTAAAACTTGGCGTATCTTCCAGAGGCATGGGATCTTTGATTAAAAGAGAAAACTGTAACGTAGTTGCAGATGACTTTATGCTTGCCACCGCTGCTGATATTGTAGCAGATCCTTCTGCTCCCGACGCATTTGTCGATGGAATTATGGAAGGTAAGGAGTGGGTTTGGGATAATGGAATCCTAAAAGAAGCAGCAATTGCTCAAATGAAGGATGAAATTGACCACGCTACTCTCATTAACTTACAAGAGCGCAAAATTTCCGCGTTTGAGAAGTTTTTGAAGAGTTTGTAATTTATAAATAAACATAGACAAACAAATGCTTAACGGAGATTTTCAAATGTCTGAGACCCTCGACAAAGAGCTAGATTCAATGGAAGAAGTGACCGAAGGCTCTAACGCTGTCACCAAAAATGCGAAGCCTGGTGAAAAGATCGACACCTCTAAAGGTGGCGCTACTATGGTAGTCAAAGTAACTTCCGATTCTGAGGAAGGTGCAAAGGGCACCAAAAATGCTGGTGCTTCTGCTGCTGGCGCAGTAAAGCATGAAGGTTCGAAGTCGCTTAGCACTAAACCTTCTGCCGCATCCGCTAAAATGGAGGAAGTAGAAGAAGATGGCGAAGAGACAATCGCTGAAACCAAGTACGACTTTACTGAAGATGTTGACGCTCTTGTCGCAGGTGAAGACCTATCAGAAGAATTCAGACAAAAAGCAGTAACAATTTTTGAAGCAGTAGTTACCGAGAAGGTAAACGCCGAAGTTGCTGCTCTTCAAGAAGCATTTGAAGCTACTCTTACTGAAGAAGTAGAGTCTATCAAAACAGAATTGGCCGCGGAGGTTGATGACTATCTCTCGTATGTTGCAGAGAACTGGATGAAGGAAAACGCACTCCAGATCGAGCACGGTATTAAGAACGAGATTTCGGAATCTTTCTTCAACGGCCTCAAAGATCTCTTTATCGAGCACAACATGAGTGTGCCCGAAGAGAAATTCAACCTGCTTGACGGCATGGTTGAAGAGCTTGATGAGATGGAAGCTAAACTCAACGAGCAAATCGACGCCAACGTCCAACTCAATAAGAGAATCGGACATTATACTAAAATGGAAATTGTGAACGAGTGCGCTGCAGGTCTCGCAGAGACCCAGAAGGAGAAGCTTGCTTCTCTCGCAGAGGGTGTTGAGTTTGAAAATGAAGCAGATTTTCGTAAGAAAATCGAAACTATCAAGGAATCTTACTTCACTCGCAAGGTAGCAGAATCGTCTGTCGATCCTACCGAGGACAGCAGTGAGCCCCTTGTAGAAAACGCCTCATCTCAGTCTATGTCGAAGTACGTAGACGCCCTTAAGATGTGGTCTAAATGATTATTTGTAACAACTACTTTTTTTAAAACGGAGATACCAAAAAAATGGCATTCGCATCCTTACAAGAAAAGTGGGCACCCGTTCTTAATCACGACGCTCTCCCCAGCATCGCTGATTCCTATAAGAAAGGCGTAGTCGCACAACTTCTTGAAAACCAAGAGAGAGCAATCGCTGAGGAAGGCAAGATCCTTACCGAGACTCTCCAAACCACAGGTTACACTGGTGGTGACACAGCAACTGGTCCTGTCGCAGGTTTCGACCCCGTACTGATCAGCCTGATCCGTCGCTCCATGCCCCAACTGATCGCTTACGATATCGCAGGCGTTCAACCCATGACTGGTCCTACTGGTCTTATCTTCGCAATGCGTACCAACTATGGCGCAGAGCGTAACCCCGCAGCAGGCGGCTATGATGAAGCATTCTTCAACGAGCCCAACGCTGGTTTCTCGGGTGGTCCTGGCACCTACGATCCTGGTGCATCTGGTTCTGCTGACAACGATGCAGAAGGCAACAACCCTGCTCTGCTCAATGACAGCCCCGCTGGCACCTATGAGCTGACTGGCGACGCTCAAGGCATGAGCACCGCTACTGTAGAGGCACTTTCTGACGCTTCTGCTAACACTGCTTTCCGTGAGATGGGCTTCTCGATCGAGAAGGTCACCGTTACTGCAAAGGCACGCGCCCTGAAGGCAGAATACAGCATCGAGATGGCACAAGACCTGAAGGCAATTCATGGTCTGGATGCTGAGCAAGAGCTCGCTAACATCCTTAGCACCGAGATCCTTGCTGAAATCAACCGTGAGGTTGTCCGTACCATCTACACCAACGCAGTTGCTGGTGCTCAAAACAACACCGCTAACGCTGGCATCTTTGACCTCGACGTTGACTCCAACGGTCGCTGGTCGGTTGAGAAGTTCAAGGGTCTGCTTTTCCAGATCGAGCGTGATGCAAACGCAATCGGTCATCA